GGGTATTTTGTCCAACGCTTTTCACTCTCAAAAACGTGTTGTTAGGTGGTTATTGTCATTTATTTATAGACTAATAAGTAAAAATTGTATTTTATATAATATGGACTATTGCTAGCGTTACCGCTAGGAATCACGTTTACAGCGCGACTTTATTTCCGTGACAATAATGACAATGTGACAATAATTTAATGTGGACTGTATGCACATGGCACATGTCCATCGCTTGCAGTCCGTCATGTGAACGCATACAGTGCATGGCTTGCTACCGCATGGCGCAAGCTATCGACCTAAAAACTCGTGGCAATACCTACCTAGAATTTGAGTCCATATTCTGGAGGGGGGGGTAGGTCATTTCGCCGAAGGGCCACGAAATCGAAGGGATTGTAAACAATTTATTTTTTATTTTATTTTTAGCAAGGAGGTTTTATCTTTCAACAAAATTATGGTATAAAGCAGCCATGTTCTATTCGATTCCATTTACACCGCGTAAGATCGAGGCTACTGAGGCGCGTCTTCACGCGATTTACGATGCGGCCAAACTGGGCTTGCATGGGGATGCTTTGGCGTTAGCCGCCGGAATGTTGCCCACCGAGTTTCGGCAGTTGACGCAGCTTGACCCAATCGCAGAGATGGCGGAATTAAAAGGACGCGCTGACGGCGAACTGGAAATGTCGCAAGTGCTGCACACCGCAGCCAGACAGGGCGACGCCAAAGCAGCGCTAGAGATATTGAAGCATCAGCACGGATGGGTAGCCAAGCAACAGATTAATGTAGATGTCGAACAGCGCATCTCAATCACCCAGGCGCTAGAACAAGCGCAAATGCGTGTCGTTGACATCATAGAGAACACAACAGACCAGGCGATGCAGTTAGCAGCCGATCAGCCGATGCAGTTAGAACACACCCCACCGCGTAGACAACGCCGAGTAGCCTAACGTGCAATCCACTATATATAGCGCCGAAGATGAACAAGAGTTAATGGCGCGGTTGTGGTCACCCGCGTTGAAAGACAATCCACTGGCGTTTGTAATGTTCGCCTTCCCGTGGGGTGTTAAAGGCACACCGCTTGAAAACTTCCACGGGCCACGCAAGTGGCAGCGAGAAGTGTTGACGGACATTGCGGAACACATCAAGTCAAATCAAGGGCTTGTGGATTATAAGACGCTACGCGAGGCTATTAGTTCAGGTCGTGGAATCGGTAAGTCGGCGTTAGTAAGCTGGATTACGATCTGGATGACGGCCACCCGCATTGGGTCAACGACCATCATTTCAGCAAACAGTGAGAATCAGTTACGGTCGATTACTTGGGCGGAGATTACTAAGTGGTTGGCGATGTCTATTAATAGTCACTGGTTTGAGGTGTCGGCGACACGAGTGACACCCGCCAAGTGGCTAACAGAGTTAGTTGAGCGTGATCTGAAGAAAGGCACACGCTACTGGGGCGTTGAGGGGCGGCTGTGGTCGGCTGAGAATCCTGACGCCTACGCGGGGGTTCACAACTTCGATGGGGTGTTGGTCATATTTGACGAGGCCAGTGGTATAGACGACTCCATCTGGGCGGTGACATCGGGGTTCTTTACAGAGAATACGCAGAATCGTTTTTGGTTGGCGTTTAGTAACCCACGGCGCAACACCGGCTACTTCTACGAGTGTTTTAACTCCAAGCGGGAGTTCTGGAACACTAAGGTAGTGGACGCAAGAGAAGTAGAAGGCACGGACAAACAAATTTATCAGCAGATTATTGACGAATACGGGCCAGATTCGGCGCAAGCGCACGTTGAGGTCTACGGTATGTTCCCGAACGCGGGGGATGACCAGTTTATTGCTGCTGATATAGTCGATGAAGCCATGAAACGGCCTAAGTATAAGGATCAGTCAGCCCCGATTGTGATTGGTGTTGACCCCGCACGGTTCGGCGCGGACGCTACCGTCATTGCAGTGCGGCAGGGGCGTGATATTGTGAAGATTATGCGCCACAGAGGGGATGACACCATGACGGTGGTGGGTCATGTGATTGAGGCGATTGAGGAATTTAAGCCCACACTGGTGGTAATTGACGAAGGCGGCCTAGGTGCGGGCATTGTTGACAGGCTCAAAGAACAGCGGTATAAGATAAAAGGGGTAAATTTTGGCAATAAGTCAAAAAATCCCATTATGTATGGTAATATGCGGGCGCAAATGTGGGGTGAAATGCGCGAATGGCTGAAGTCTGCTAGTATTCCGTCTGATCGGTTCTTGAAAACTGATCTGATTTCACCTATGATGAAGCCTGATTCACGTGGAACAATTTTCTTGGAAAGCAAAAAAGACATGAAAGCACGGGGTTTAGCATCACCAGACGCCGCTGACGCTATATGTGTCACATTTGCCTTTCCTGTTGCACATCGTGAGTATGTAGAACCTAAACGCCGTGTTTCTAGTTACGGAAGCACTGTTGCCACTGGTTGGATGGGTGCATAATGGCCGCTAAAAAAGGCGTATCGCTAAGTGTTGGTCGCGGTGAGAAACTGCCGGTCAGCAAAGGCGCGGGATTGACTGCCAAAGGCCGTGAAAAATACAACCGTGAGACCGGATCACACTTAAAAGCACCGGCACCAAGTCCTAAGACTGACGCTGACAAAGGTAGAAAAGCTAGTTTTTGCGCTCGGATGGAAGGGGTTGTTAAAAACGCTAAAGGCCCTGCCGAACGCGCTAAGGCGTCACTCAAACGATGGAAGTGCTAAATTATGGCTGCTAAACCTGGACTCTATGCTAATATTCACGCTAAACAAGCACGAATTGCAGCGGGTAGTAAAGAAAAGATGCGAAAGCCTGGCACTGCCGGAGCGCCTACAGCTAAGGCGTTTAAAGAATCAGCTAAAACTGCAAAGAAAGGTAAATAATTATGTCTAATACTAAAGCCACTGGTGTCGCTTATCTCGACCCTGAGTTTTCAACGTGCTACGCAACCGAAGAAATTGGGTATTCAGCAGCAGGACAAGGCGCTGTAACGCAAGCCACAAGTAAGTCAACTGGCGTGACGCTAAACAAGTCAGCCGGTCGTATTACTATGAACAATGCAGCGTTGGCAGCCGGAACTGCCGTATCGTTTATATTGACTAACAGCACAATTTCTATTAATGACACAATAATTGTAAACATTTCTAGCAATACTACTGGTAGCACTGCGGGTGCGTATACTACCTACGTTTCTTATCTAGCTGCGGGTTCTGCTTTAATTACTCTGCGTAATTTAACGGCAGCCACTTCTTATTCAGAAGCCGTAATTATTAATTTTTCAATTATTCACGGCGCATCGTAATATGCCACTCGTTAAGTCTAAGTCACCAGACGCCTTTCGCAAGAACATCAAAGCGGAAGTTAAAGCCGGTAAACCAATCAAGCAAGCGGTTGCAATAGCGTATTCAGTAAAACGTGAAGCTGCCAAACCGAAAGGAAAGAAATGAGCGATAAACTAGCACCTATAGCCAAACTAAACGCCCGTGAACCAAAGATGACCGGCGGTGGTATGCCATCACGCAATACTGAGACTTACTCAAAGATGCCTGGTATGGGCTGTCATGGGTCTATTCCTTCGGGGAACAATGTCAAAGCAACCGTGAACAAAGTTTTAAGCAAGATTAAATAATGGCAGATTACACCGGCATCGCTGCCGCAGGCGCGGTTGCTAACGGCGGTTCGGCTAAAGATAAGAGTAGTTCAGACATTCTGGCGACTGCCCGCACTCGTTTGAATATGGCTATTGACGCCCTGTCTGAGAGTCGTGAAGATGAGATTGATGATCTTCGATTCTACGCCGGATCACCTGATAATCACTGGCAATGGCCTGCGGATGTGTTAGCGACACGCGGGGCGGTTCAAGGTCAAACGATCAACGCGAGGCCATGCCTCACGATCAACAAGTTACCTCAACACGTGCGGCAGGTGACCAATGACCAACGACAGAACCGACCAAGTGGCAAAGTTATTCCTGCCGACGACCACGCCGACATCGAAGTGGCAGAAATCTTCAACGGGATGGTTAGGCACATCGAATACATCTCAGATGCCGATGTTGCTTATGACACCGCCTGTGAAAACCAAGTTTCCTACGGCGAAGGATACATCAGAATCCTGACCGAATACTGTGACGACAACACGTTTGACCAAGACATTAAGATTGGCCGTGTGCGTAACAGCTTTTCAGTCTACATGGATCCAACTATTCAAGACCCAACTGGCGCTGACGCCAAGTGGTGCTTTGTAACAGAAGACATTAGTAAAGACGATTATGAGCGCATGTATCCTGACTCAGCGCCCATTACAACACTACAGACGCTCGGTGTAGGCGATCAAAACCTATCACAATGGCTAACCGAAGATACCATTCGTATCGCGGATTACTATTATTTGGACTACGATCGTGCAACATTGAACCTGTATCCAGGTAATGTGTCTGCGTTTAACGGCACACCAGAAGATAAGCAGCTTAGATTGATGTACGGCAAGCCTAAAAAGAGCCGTGAGTCTGATCGTGTTAAGATTAGATACTGCAAAATCAACGGTTACGAGATACTTGAAGACCGCGAATGGGCGGGTAAATACATCCCGATAGTTCGCATTGTAGGTAACGAATTTGAAGTGGATGGGCGTCTATACGTGTCAGGATTAGTGCGTAATGCTAAAGATGCACAGCGCATGTATAACTATTGGGTCAGCCAAGAAGCTGAGATGTTAGCCCTAGCCCCAAAAGCACCATTTATTGGCTACGGCGGTCAGTTTGAAGGTTATGAGAACCAATGGAAGACAGCCAATACAACTAATTGGCCATATTTAGAAGTCAATCCCGATGTAACCGATGGTCAAGGCGGCATGTTACCGTTGCCTTCCCGCGCTCAACCGCCGATGGCGTCAAGCGGCTTATTGCAAGCCAAATCAGGCGCGTCAGAGGATATTAAGAGCACTACGGGGCAATATAATGCCTCGCTAGGCATGACGTCTAACGAACGCAGTGGCAAGGCCATTTTAGCCCGCCAACGCGAAGGTGACGTGGGGACTTACCACTACGGTGACAATCTAGCGCGTGGTGTGCGGCATATCACCCGTCAACTGGTTGATTTGATACCTAAAATCTACGACACGCAGCGTGTAGCCCGCATTATTGGGTTAGACGGTGAAACTAAAATGGTAAAGATTGATCCAAGTCAACAAGAGCCTGTTAAGAAGATTACTGATCCTAACAATCCGGCTATTGTGATTGAGAAAATCTACAATCCAAATGTTGGTAAGTATGACGTTGTAGTGGCTACTGGCCCAGGATACGCAACCAAGCGCCAAGAGGCATTGGAAGCAATGGCTCAGTTACTACAGGGCAATCCTCAGTTGTGGGCTATTGCAGGCGATCTGTTTGTTAAGAATATGGATTGGCCAGGCGCTCAAGAGATGGCTCAACGCTTTGCTAAGACAATTGATCCTAAGCTGATGGAAGACAATGACAAACCACCGGCATTGCAAGCTGCTGAACAGCAGATTCAGCAAATGGGTCAAGAAATGGAACAGATGCACCAGATGATTAAGAACGTGGGCAAATCCATCGAAGTTCAAGATCAAGAACGCAAAGACTTTGAGGCACAGATTAAGGCGTTTGATGCTGAAACTAAGCGTATTTCTATTGTTCAGGCTAGCATGTCACCAGAACAGATTCAAGATATTGTGATGGGAACTTTACACGCGGCTATGGATACCGGCGATGTTGTTTCGGGTGGTATGCCTAATCGTGAACAGTCGGAAATGATGCCAGAACAAGCTGAATACGCGCCTCAACAGGGTATGCCTCCTCAAGAGATGCCACCACAAGGGATGCCACAATGAAAGCCGCAGACTTTTTAGGAATGTTATTTTTAGCCCGTGATGTGGCGCACAGTGTTCACTTGAACACGCGTAGCTTTTCCAAGCACACGGCGTTGAACATATTTTACGAACGGATTATTGGGGCGGCAGACGATTTTGCGGAATCCTATCAAGGACGGCACGGTTTAATTGGCCCAATTACATTACATTCTGCCAAGAAAACAAGTAACATTATTGAGTTTTTAGAAGATTCATTGAAGCAGATTGAAGACGCTCGGTATGAAGTAGCTGACAAAACCGACACGTCATTGCAACAGCTAATTGACAATATTATTGAAATTTACTTGCGAACCCTTTACAAACTTCGCTTTCTCGCATAAGGATTTATAATGGCAAACTATTTACACAACAACAATGCGGATGTCCAAGTTAAAGTTGGGGCGGGCAAATTTAAAGGCATATTTGTTAGCGCAGCGTCAGGCTCTCCTACTTTGACTGTATACGATACGCCGGACGCTGATACTAACGACCCTAAAATTCTTGCGGTATTTACGCCTGCTGCAAATACTATGTATTTGTTGAGCGGTGATGATTCGGGAATTTACTTTAACAATGGCCTGTATGTTGACAAAGGCGGCACCGTCAACTGCACCATTTTCTACGAGTAACCGCTATGTCTCAATACAAGATAATTAGTAATATTGCACCGGAAACTGAAAGTAATCAGGTTAAAGTAGGGTTTGGCAAACTTAAAAGTATTTTTGTCAGTTCTGCGGCTACCGTGCCTAGAATCACAATTTATGATTCAGCCACCGCTAATACATCTGATCCTGAGATAATTCACATCTTTACACCAACTAGCGCTACGGTTCGTTTGTTTAGCGGCGACGTTGGTGGGATTGCATTTAAT